TGCGGGCTTGGGTGGCTATGCGCTGATCGTAGACGGCCAGTACGGCTATTACTACCTGCTCTCAGGGCTCCCTTACGCCAATACGTTTACGGCCGGGGTGCAGTCCGGCATGGCGACTATTACGTTACCGGGGTCTTTGCCCCCCGGATTGATTGTTGCCTCAACGCCCATGTTGAGCGATGCCTCAGGTTACATCCCCGCAGGCACTAAGGTGGTCTCGGTCGATACCAATGGCCTGACCATCACGATGTCCAATAACGCCACAGGGACCAATGCCTCGGAGGCGATCACCTTAACTATTCCGGTCTTTGGGCAGATCACAGATCCAGGATTTCTAGGGGCGACGAGAGTCTGTTTTATCGAAGGCTATCTGATCCTGAATCAACCAGGGACTCGGACCTTTTATACGACGGGACCCACCCCGTATCAGATGCTCTTTCCGGGTTCCTTCTTTGCGCTCAAGGATTCCAGCACCGATAACTTGGTGACGATGGAAGAGAACAACCGGGAACTATGGCTCATTGGAGAACGAACCTCGGAGGTCTGGTATGGATCGGGTTTGGGACCTAACTTCTACTTTTCTCGAATTCCTGGAGTGGGCCCGCAGATTGGATGTGCTGCCGTTGCTTCCATCACTCGCATGGGGAACGTTCTTATTTGGCTAGGCAAGAATGAGCAGGGAGAAAACCTTGTTGTCACTACGGCACAATACTCCTGGAGTCGGGTCTCTAATCACGCGGTGGAACATGCGATTTCATCGTATCCCCTGGTATCTGATGCAGTCGGTTACGCTTATGAAGAAGAAGGGCATCTGTTCTACATGCTCACCTTCCCCACGGCGGATGTGACCTGGTGCTTCGATGCGACCACCAAGCAGTGGCACAAGAGGCTCTCTTGGGATTCGTCTTCTGGGACTTATCACCGCCATCGCAGCAATTGCTTCATGGATTTTGGTGATGTACGCCTTGTGGGAGATTATCAAACCGGACAGCTGCATCAGATGAGCCGCAGCTTCTATACCGATGCAGGAAATCCTCTAAGAGCCGTCCGACGTACGCCTCATATCTGGGCCAAGGAGAGTCGGGAACGAGTCTTCTTCAGCCAGATGCAGATTGAATTTACCCCGGGAGTGGGACTCCAGAGTGGTCAAGGGATGACCCCGGAATGCATGCTCCGCTGGTCCGATGATGGGGGCTTTACGTGGGGTAATGAGCAGTGGACCTCGATCGGGGCAGCGGGTGAGACGGTTAACCGTGCGATCTGGTATCTCCTCGGACACAATCGGGGGCGAGACCGGGTGTGGGAGTTTGCCATTACAGACCCCGTGCAACGCGATGTCATAGGCGCCACCTGTTACCTAGAGGGCTCTCGATGACCATCGGGCAATATCGCACGCCACCGAACTACGTTGAACCCATCGTAGAGGGTACGAACACCTCTCAGAGCTATTACCGTTTCTTCCAGGCCGTAGACCAAGGGATTCCTCCAGCGCTTGAGACTGCAGTCACCGTGGGAGGTTCGCCCTTCACCTACACCGCCCAACACGGTGGTTTTATGATCATCACCGGTGGGATGGTCTCGGATGTGTCCTTCGTGCGTGGGACCTCCTATACGACGGGACAGACCGCCGGAGTCTTTCCGCTGTCCTTCGGGGATCAGCTGGTAGTGACTTACAGTGGTGCCCCTACGATGACCTTTGTGCCCACATGAAGATCGAGCGGGAGCCATTCAGTCACGAGCTTTTCGAAGAACTGATTCCGCTCGCACGTAAGTGTTGGGCTGAGAACACGATCGTCAAAGCAGAGAGTTGCGCGTTCTATGGAGAACGGGACTTTGAGATCGAGCCAGACCTGGAAACTTACCAGAGACAATCCGATCTAGGAAACCTGGTGATCTTTACCCTGAGAGAAGACTCACTCAAGGGTTATATCGTGGGATTTCTCTATCGGAGTTGGCATCACAAGAAGATTCTGTGTGCTAATGCGGATTCTATTTATCTTGATCCGGATTACCGTTCTTATGCTGTAGTGATGATTGAACGCTTTGAGAAGGAAATGAGAGCCATGAATGTCCATATCATCGGATGGCCCACCCCTCCGGAGGGCAGTGTTTATGGGCTTCTCAAGGCCAAGGGCTATGTTCTGGATGACGTGGTGATGGAGAAAAGATTATGTGCGCTATAGCAGGCATTGCGGCTGCCAGTGTGGTGGGGGGTGGGATTAGTGCCATGGGCGCTGAATCGGCGGCAGGCACTCAGGCCCAGGCCGCAGAGAATGCCCAACAGATCTCGATGAACGAGTTCAATACCATCACGGGGCAAGAACAGCCCTACATGAATGCGGGCTATGGAGCCCTCAATCAGCTGGATTATCTCCTGGGTGTGACCCCTCAAGGCCAGACGCAGGGAGGCGCAGGGGGGCAGGGAGAATACCGGATGGGACCCCACGGCTCCATCATCCCGCAGGTTTCTGGAGGCAGCCAGACTCCGGGAGTTTCGAGCACGGCGGGAGGCTTTGGGTCGTTACTCACGCCCTTTACCGCGCAGTACATGAAGCAGTACTCCCCGGCCTATCAGTTCCAACTACAGCAGGGTCAGCAGGGCGTATTGAATCAGGATGCCTCGAGCCAAGGCGCCCTCTCGGGAGCCGCGCTTAAAGATCTGATTGGCTACAACCAGAACTATGCGAACACAGCCTTTAACAGTGCGTTCAATCAGTACCAGACTCAGCAAGGGAATACGTTCCAGAGGCTTGCGGGTATTGCACAGCTCGGTCAGGCGGCGGCTACTAACACCGGACAGCAGGGCACCGCTCTTGCGGGTCAGGCAGCACAGAGTGCGACCAACATAGGGACCGCTCAGGCCGCAGGAACCGTAGGCGCAGCCAATGCGCTCTCAGGCGGGTTGAGTAATGCAGCGACGCTGAGTGCTCTCTATGGTGGACAGGCGGGTGGCTTTGGATTTACGCCTCAAGACATCAGTTCATACAACAGTCCAGGGTTTAATTCAGATGCTCTTACCACCGTGGGTGGGGGCTATACGGTGAATACACCGGGATACACTGGGTAATCTCCATGCCAGAAATGATACCGGTCGGTAATACGATCAATCCTCCGCCGAACGCATTATCCCAACTATCTGGCATCCTTGGGATTCGGCAACAGCAGCAGCAGCTACAGACCGGCCAGTATCAGCAGCAGAGTGCTCAGGCTGAGTCTGAGCAGGCGACGGCAAAGAATCAGGCGCTATTGGCTGCACAGAATCTGACCAAGAACGCTATCAACGATCCCAGTTATTTTAATGATGATGGAACTCCGAAGACCGACAAATTCCAACGTGATTTAACGGCTGTCGGAGGGATCTATGTACAACCATACATTGGCCAGATGACGGACAATTTTACCGGAGCGGTCAAGAATAGGGCCGTTATCCAAGGGTTGAGAGCCGATCAGCAGGCCCAGCTTGGGGAAAGGCTAGGGGCGTTCGCGGCCGATACGAATGCGAACAGAAAATCATTCAAAGGACTTTTAGAGAATGTGCGCTCTGTAGTTGGAGACGATCCGGCCGCTAGGGACATGATAGATGATGCATTGATGAATGCTCCGCCCAAGACAGGGAAAACAGACGCGGAAGATTCATTGGCATTGAGACAATATGCAAGGAACTTGGCAGTAGCGACACAAGCTCATTCGGCAGCATTAAGCGCCCCGTCCACATCCGATTACACCACGACAGAAGGGAATATTGGTCAGAGACAGACTAATGTGATGTCCCCTATGGGAACTGGACCTGTTGGTGCAGAAGTACCGCAAGGACCCGCTCCAACTATTGGACAAAACACGAGTCAACAACCAGCGGTGATCAGCGGCGCAGGGGTACGGACATTACCCAGTGTGGGAGGTGGTGGAGGTGGCGCGAGCGATAGACCATCTCCTACTGCGCCCGGATATGAGGTTGCAGGTTATGGGCGAGCACTACAGGACGCGCAGGCTTACACGACCCAAGTCCGTAACTCCGATACCCAGAACTACGGCGTCGGCACACATGTCGCTAACGTCATTCGGCAGCTCTCCAAGGATACCGCGACCGGCCCAGGAACCAAGACCTGGCACACCATGCTGGCAGGGGTCAGCGGGATTACCGGAGCGAAGATTGGGGACGCTGGCAGTGATTACCGTTTGATTAATTCTTATCTTGATCGACAAGCAGCGATTGCCCAGCAGACGATGGGAATTCCGAATACCAATGCCGGTATGGAGCAGGCGCAGACGTTAAGCGGTACGACAGCGCTTCCAGGTCCTGCGCTGCGTAACAAGAACAATTTGACTCAGGCGCTGATCGAAGGGGCCCACCAGTTCAGGCAGGGAATGGATAAGGCTGCAGGTTTAGGGCCGAACCCTGACCCTCAGAAGCTCAACGCCTTCAAGGCCGCATGGACTGCGAACTTCGATCCGAACGCTTATCGTCTTTGGACCGCAACGCATAGCGGGGACAAAGAGGAACTCGACAATCTGCAAAAGGAACTCGGCACCAAAGGACTTAAGGAACTCTCGCAAAAGATGCGCAACCTTAAAGCACTCTCTACTACAGGACAGCTACCCCCGTGAGTGCGACCGCAGACGATCCAGCCATTTCTTGGGCCATGTCGGGTGGACAAGGGACCCCGACGGCGTCGGCATCGCCGGACACTGGCTCATCGGATGATCCCGCCATCGCATTCGCGGCGTCGGGTGGAACACTTGAGCCTGAGGGGGAACTCTCACCTCTCCATGTCACCGCTACTCGTGCTGAACCCAATCCAATGCCCATCCTTGACCCCACGCGTTTGCAGGGTCAAGACCCAAGCCAGATTGAAGCAGCCCGAAGGGCAGTTACGCCTACCTCATTAGATCCGCTAGTGAATAAGGCTGTGAATTACGTCACCGGATTACCTGGGAAATGGGGTGATGAGCTTCAAGCTTATGCTCGGAGCAAAGGTGTGGAGAATCCCTATCTACAGGCCGCTATTGGCGAGGTTCCACAGCTGACAGCTAATGTCGCCGCAACCTTCGCGCCTTTTGGGTTCGCAAGCGACGAGGAAAATGCGGCTAGAGAAGTGGGCGAATTAGGTAATTATTCGGCTCGTGAGGAAAGCGAGATCAGCCGATTAGCTGATATCCATGCGCGTGCGGAGGCTAAAGGGTTCGATATTCCCGAAGTTGCGAGTCCTGAAAGATTGGCTAAATCTGCAGCTAATAATCAATCTGTGACCGATAACGTTGTTCGAGCGAATTTTGGCTTAACGAAGAAAGCTCCATTGACGCCGCAAATGCTCGAAGGCTGGAGAGAAGATTTTAATGCTGCGAACAGTTATGCCGAAGCTAGAAATATAGGCAAACTACAGTTGAATGACGATGCTCTAAATGGTTTATCTAATTTGCCGAAACCTATCTATGACAGATTAGGAATTGACAGCAAGATTAGTCCTTCAGGAGTTATTGATAGCAATGATGCGGTAGATATTTCACAGGCTCTTAGATCCCGTTCGTCTCAGTTATGGAGAACATCTAAGACTCTTCCAGAATACGAAGATCAAGCTATCGCTATGGATAAGACGATCGATAGCTTAGAGGACTCAGTGACTCCTCATATGAAAGACCCCAACCAGTGGGCTTTAGATCGAGCTAAAAATGCCCAGAGCTACAACGTACAAGCGGCACTGGATAGTGGACATGTGGACGTGGGTGACTTAGCTCGGATGAAGTTCGCCAAGGGTCAAATCAAACCTTGGACCGGAGACCTAAGTGATTTGGCAGATTTGGGCCAGTTACATCCTGACGCATTCCGACTGAATCGCACCCCAGTACCACGCTATGGAGCGCTTCGTAAAGGTCTTGCGTGGGGAGCGGGAGCGGCGGCAGCTGGAGCAGCAGCCAAGCTCGGAATGGGCGCGGTCAGTCACGTGGTGGGTAGCCAAGCAGCGAATGCTGTGGCACCGGAATGAGACTAGATAATTGCGGCCACAACTCCTGTGATCATGCCGCAAATCGTCCAAAACCGAAGTTGAGGCGAGAATCCCTTGGAGACTAAAAGCACGATGATTGCTAAAGCAAGAATCGGGATCATATGACTACCGCCGCTGTCCTTAGCCCAAGCCCAATCCAAAAGTTCTGGGCCAACGATGGAACTCCTTTGGTCGGTGGCACCGTCACCACCTATGCCGCTGGGACCTCAACTCCCATCGCGACCTACACCGATTATACCGCGCTCACCCCTAATTCGAACCCGATTACACTTAATTATCGGGGTGAAGCCTCGATCTGGCTACTGCCGAACGTGGCCTATAAATTCGTTGTAAATGACTCACTTGGGAACACGATCTCGACCACGGATCAGATTACGGTAAGTCAGCTGCTGACCCTCTTTGCCGGGGTCGATACCGGAATCGCCAACAACTACATCGTTAATTTTATCGCCTCTTTCAGTGCACTGGCGAACGGCATTGTTCTCTACTTCGTCCCCGCGAATAACAACACGGGGGCTTCCACGCTGAACGTCAATGGCCTGGGCGTGATCCCGATCATTAACGTCGATGGATCAGCGCTCGGGGCCAATCAGATCACCGCCGGTCAAATGGTGGAGGTGGTCTATTACAACGGCAATTGGCAGCTGATCACGATCTCGGCCTTTAGCGGATCGACCATCGGGACCTTTGGCATCTCGACGACTATCCCATCGGCTTCGACGACCGACCTGGGAAGCGCCACAGCGCATGTGGTTCTGGTGACGGGGACGACCACGATCACCTCGTTTGGATCGTCCGCCAGTCTCAGTGCCCCGATCTACATGGTGCGTTTCAGTGGTGCTCTGACCCTGACGGCAGGTGTTGCCCTCATTCTTCCGGGCGCAGCGAACATCCCCGTTCAAGCGGGAGACTCCCTGATCGCGCAATATTTGGGTTCAGGTAACTGGACGGTTTTAAGCTTTCAGGCGAATTCATGGAAACCCATTCAGTACGGAAGCTTTACCGGAACCCTTACCGGAATGTCTGGTTCAACGACCGGAACGGTGACGTACTTAATCACGGGAGGAACGATACGCCTCTGGCTCAACGGAGGGGCCATCACGGGAACCTCCAACACGACGGCTATGACGATGACCGGACTACCGGCGGCCGTAACTCCGACCAGTGCGAGAGCCGTTTCTACGTTCGTGGAGAACAACAGCGTGACTTCCAACGTGGGACTGGCATCAGTTTCAAGCTCAAGCGTGATTACCTTCGGTATCGCGACCGTCAGTGGCTCTTACACACCGATCAACACCTCAGGCTTCACGAATAGTGGCACCAAAGGCTTGGGTGCCGATTGGACGATCAGTTACCCCCTATGACAGCTCAACTCGCTCCGACCCCAATCTTCAAAGCTTTCGGTAACGACGGTACACCTCTGGCGGGAGGCCTGCTCTATACCTATGCGGCAGGCACTACAACCCCTCAGGCTTCCTATACTGACTCGAGTCAAAGCACGCCGAACACCAATCCCATCGTTCTGAACTTCCGGGGTGAGTGCGCGCTGTGGCTCGATGCCACGCTGAGTTACAAGCTCAATCTAACGGATTCCCAGGGCAATCAGATCTCAGGCTATCCGATCGATAACGTCGCCAGTGGCGTTGCATCTACCGCATCCCCCTCGATCATTCCGGCGATCAGTAACACCTATACGCTGGGGAATGCCTCATCCAGCTGGGCGAATCTGTACATCGGACCGATCAAGGCTCCGATCTACGATACCGCTAACGATTTCGTCGGCTATTACGGTCGCAGCGCCGCTGAGATCGCAGTCAGTGTAGTCCCCACCGATTACAGCTGGCCCTGGGGAGACCCACGACGTTTCGGTGCAGTCGGTAACGGAGCGACGGACGACACCACTGCCTTGACCAACTGGGCCAAGGTGGGCGGGAAGATGACGGTTCCTGCGCTGACCTTCCTGATCTCAGCCACGATTCCTCTGGTGTCCTACTCCAGCATTGTGGGTGTTGAGGGGGGAGTGATCACGACAGCGACGCACGATATCTCAATGCTCCAGGCGACCTCGCAGACCAATATCAGTATTACCGGGGTCACGGTGAAGATGACCTCTGCAGGGACCGCTGCCAACGTAGGGGGCATCGATCTGATTACCTGCAATGATTGCCAAGTGGAGAACTGCGAATTTATCGGCATGCAGTTCTCCGGCATCAAAGCGAGCGGAGTTCAACGTTGCACCTTTCGGGCGAACTACATTCACGATGTCCTCGGAACCGGTCAGGACTCGGGCGATATCTACATGGAATCGACCGCTTCGGTCTCTTCCAAGGATAACGTCATCGATGGGAACTTCTGCCTGGGGACTACTTTTGAGTTCGGTATCGCCTGTTGGGACCCGTACTCAGGCTTACTCCCGTTGCGCAACATCATCTGTAATAACCGCATCATGGCGCATAACGGGTATGGAATCCTGATCTATATGCCGGATTCTGGGGACTCCTATAACCAGATCATCGGCAACCACGTTCAGGATATCTCAGCCCATTCGACCAACACCTCCAGTGGCACTGGAATTTACATTGAAGGCGCAGGAAACGGGGGGACGCAGTGTATCGGTAATACGGTCAAGAACTGTTGCATTACCACGAGTGCTGCGAGTCTTGCCCCAGCAGGTATCGGGGTTAATGGAGGGCCTGCAGCCGGCGGAGTTCCCCTGGTGATTGCCAACAATACCGTCTCTGAGATGACGCAGTACCACGGTATTCTCGTGACCGGATGTGATGGAGCGACGATCACGGGTAACTCGGTGCGCATGCCCTTAACCCAAACCACGCTCGGGCAAGCCATCGCGGTGGTTAATAGCAATCTGATTACGGTCTCCAGCAATAGCATCAATCTACTGAGCACGACACAGAATCAGGCAGGGATCTTTGTCGAGGCGATTGGCGCTAACTTCAGCGATGTGTCCATTACGGGCAACAATATTAATGGCGGCCACTATGCTCATATCCGCTTCGTCAACGATGGCAACCTGTATCAGCATGTGGCGGTCATCGGGAATGTCTGTACGGGAGGGGACTCAACCGCGATCCCGCTGATCCTCGAGAGCGGCTCGGTAGAGGAGGCCCAGATCATCGGCAATACATTCAACTCCAACAGTGCCACCGCGATCTCGCAAACGGCCTGTATTGCCATTCGCTACAGTGGGAATTTTGCTACCGGGAGTGGGGCGGTCCTTTTGACCTCAGGGACCTGTACGGCCAGTTTCTACGATCGCACCAACTACGGAACGGGAGCTGCGGGCGGGGTCAGTAACTCTGCGACCGGTTTCATCGTCGAGCAACTCGGGACCGCGCAGCCTGCGGCGGGTACCTGGGCACGAGGCGATATGGTGCAGAACAGCTCCCCTTCGGCCTCTTCGGTCTATATGTGGGTTTGTACCACGGCCGGGACCTCCGGGACCTGGAAGACGATCAGCAACACATGAGCTGGAAAGACGGTGGGGAGCAGTACCTACCCACCATCGCCAGTAACGAGATCGCCTTTTCGATCCCGACGGACCTTTTGGCCCGGATTGCCTACCAGGAATGTTCCTGGAGACCTGAGGTTATCTACGGCCAGGTCAAATCTCCCGCAGGCGCGGTGGGGATGTTTCAACTTCTGCCGCAGTTCTTTCCCAATGCAGGGAGGTCCTGGGAGGACGATGCGGTTACGGCAGCGGATTATCTGACACAGCTTTATCGGCAGTTCAAGGACTGGCAGATGGCAGTGGCTGCTTATAACTGGGGGCCAGGGAACTTGAAGAAGTATCCAGGGATCGCGATGCCCCAAGAAACAAAAAACTACGTGGTATCGGTCTTTACCGATGTGCACGTGGATGGGTCGCTCTATGGATCACTGGAGGCTTAAATGTCAGAGGACAGTTCCTGGCATCTGGTTAATCTGCTCTTTATCCCCCTGACGGCTCTCATGGGCTGGTTCTCCAAGCAACTCTCGGGTAAGGCGGATAAAGAAGAGGTTAACCGCAGTCTGAGTACTCTGAGTGAGTCCCTCGAGATCATGCGGCAGGAGCGCCAGAGAATGCACTCTGAGAACACTCAGCGCCTGGATGCGATTCATCAGCAGTTACTCGATATCGTGGGCGGACGTTACCGCCGAAACAAAGGAGATTGAAATGGTCGATGTCCAAACCGATGTGGCCAAACTGGAGGGCCAATGGGCGTTCGTAAGGGCCAACTGGCCTCGCGTATCCATCATCGTCATTCTGGCCTTCGTGGTCGGGGCGGCGGTCGGACACTTCCTCTAATGTGGGACCTGATGCGTCGCCACTGGCGGCAAAATGGCACCAAGTTTCTAGGCGTAGCCGGCGTCATATTGGGGGCATTACAGGCTGCTACCCTCTGGTTCACCCCGAAGGGACTGCAGCTCATCGGGGTCGCATCAGCCATCGTAGGGGGGCTCACTGTGAGGAGAGGATTCACTAATTCCCGTAACACCGACGACAGCCAATGACCTGGTGGCATTGGCATCATCGTCATCGGCGACGCCCACGGGCGCCGCTGCTCTTTGTCTGTTTCCATCCCAAATCACGAGGACATCGTATGTCTAGTACAACCGTCAATATTGTGCTTCCGTCCGCTCGAGTCGATGGGAGCGCCTTGGATATCTCCCAGATCGCCTCCTACACCTTGAGTAAGGCGGTGGACGCCGGGGCTGCTACGGTCCTGGTGACCCAGGCCGGTCCCTTCACGGACGTGAACCAGGTCTATACGGATGCCAATCCGGACTTCGGATCTACGGATAATTATTCGGCGACTGTGACGGATGTGGAGGGGAACGTATCGGCGGCAGGTACGGCGAGTGTGGCGATCCCACCGAGTCAGCTGGCGGCCCCGAACGCACCCACCGTCTCGGCGACCTTTAATCCTTGACCTGGCTCGTTGCGAACTGGAGGGTGGTATTAGCCACCCTCGCAGTTCTCGCGATCATTGCGGGGGTCATCGCCTGGGACCACCACGAACGTCTCATTGGAGAACAGAAGATCCGCCAGGCGGACGCGCAGGCCCTACAACAGGTGCAAGCACAGGCGGCCAAGGAAACCCAAGCCCTCGCCCAGAAGGCCGCCCAGGCCGCCCAGGAAGCCTCCCATGCACAAGCTGTCCTTGATGCTTATACCGCTCAGTTTCCTGTTAGCGTCGTGTGCTACCCGGACGATCGCCGTCCAGACCTGCCCCAAGCCTCCTCCCATCCCCCCGGAACTCAGCCAACCCCCGCCCGACCCGACGCTAGCAGCCAAGTGCCTGCAGGAGGCCCTGCACGGGACATCAGCGCCGAACTCGCAACCATCGTGCAAAGCTTTGGCCGACTGGCTATCCTCGAACGTGAATGGCAACAGAGGGAACTGAAATGACCCTGGCAACCATCTTCCTGATCGTAGCCCTAGTCCTCTTTATCCTCTCCGCCGTGGGGGTCTCAGCCCCCCGGGTGAACCTCATGGCTGCGGGACTGGCCTTCTGGGTCGCTGCTGAGATCTTCGGGCGCACAGTACTGCACTGATTCCTGCCAGGAGCGTTAAAGCTCCTGCTGCGCCCTGTGGGCTGATTTCAGGAGCGGCCACAGGCGGGTCAGCAAAGAAATACGTGTAGCTATTGTCCTGGGTCGAAGGGCCTATCGCCTCACAGGAAACGGGATTCCCATTGGCATCCGTTTGCATATGGGTGCAGTAGTAAGGGGCAGGGGGCTGAGCTAAGGCTGCAGCGGGTAAGAGCAATAACAGTAAACCTCTCATATAAACCTCCGTTATTCCCTGTCGGAGTTGTTGTTGAGTTATCCGGTGAGCTTCTGGGGCGTGAGGCTATCTAGCCACGCATGGAAGCGCTCGTCGGCCTCATCGATTTGCTGGCGTCTATCCGCTCGCGCAAAGACCACGAACGTAGCGTGATCGGCCATAGCCTGCGGGTCTCTACGCATCCCGTTGAATACAACCGAGATCACCTCGCAGCCGACATCAAGCATGGCCTTGGCCATCTGCTCGGCCTCAAAGTCGCTGTCGACTCGGCGGCTAAACACTCGATTCATCGACTATCTCCTGGTTGATCCGTGTGGCATATGGGGCAGCCGCTGGCTTGCTTATGCTGGTAATGGCCGTGCTTTGAACACCAGCCAACGTGCCAATACGTGTAACGCTTCGGGGACCCAAACGCCTTCCTGTAGGCATCTATTTCTTCCTCTGATGGCGCTTCGTCATAACGCAGCCACCGAGTCATCCCTGATAGCCTCCAGCGTGACTCGCTCATAGTTGGTTAGCGATTCAAGGGAGTTTATCTCCCGTAGCAGTAAACTCGGACTGTGGTACCGAGCGCATATAAGCCAAAATCTCCTCTAGCTCGGAGACCGAGAATTGGCCATCGAGTATGGCGGCCTTGATCGGCGTCGTCTTGTCCGGCTCGTAGTCGGTGTAACGTCCGCTCATCGTGATAAATCCGATGATGCCGTTAATCTCGGGCTCTTTACCGTAGTCACGCTGTTCCATTGGACGGTATCCATTTGCCATTGACGAACCTATATCTCGGCTTCTGGTGGCTGCAGGGCTTGAGTTGCCAGGGGATCTTGTGACTCGGGTGCGGACAATACTGCATTGTCATGGTGTCTCGCTCACAGTGACTCTAACGATCTTGACCCCGCGCTCCTTCCAGCCCGGCATTTCCAAATTGAGCCGATCGATCAGGAAGCGTCGGTTAAAACTGCACCCGTAGACTGGGGCCAAGTAATTGCGCTTGACCATGTACATCGTTCGAGTCTTTGACGCTGGCTTACTCATCGGACCCGTTCAACGGTGCTCCCGAATCCAGTGCGCTAGAGCGACGACCCAGCCAATGATCTTCTCTCGGTCGGCGCCCTTCAGCATCTCTTGGATTTCGGGCTCGGTGAGGAACACGATATCGATCGACTGAAACTTGCCAGCGTGCTTAGCGCGGACGTAGTAGCCAGTCACATGGTCGTCTGCATTGATACTCATTCGGACGTCTCGTCAGCGTTTAAGTCGGCGTTATGGTTGCGCATCGCCCGCTCTAGGTCATGCTGTAGCTCGGCGTTCTCGCGCTGCAGCCGCTCGATCTCGTCGGCGGCATTCCTGAAGGCTCTGGCAGTGATGTGCATATCAGCCGCATCGGACACATCCGCATCCTTACGCAGGTTCTGTGCCACAGAATTTGAGGTCAGTGCTACTTCGCCAGGGTGAGACTTACAGCCGCTGAAGTGCCCCGCACCGGCCTCGTAATACACGCCACAATCGGGGCACTTCTTCTCGGTCCGCGTGTCGCTCATTTGACCCTCACGTAAGCGATAGGCTTGCCACAGTGCGGGCAATATTCCCAGTCCTCATTGAAGCTAATGGCGCGACCGCAGACGGTGACATAACTGTATGACTCGCTCGCCTTGGCCTCGATCCAGAAACAGACCGGTGGCTGCGGGTATGCCTGCGTCGGCCTATCTTCCTTCTCGGTTCGCATGTCGGTCATAACTTCTTCGCTCCGCACCACGGGCAAAATCTAATGGCATCAAGCGAAGAGCCGATATGCCACTCAGGTGGATTAACCTTGGGTCTCCCGCGGGGGTTATCGTAGTCGGTGAGCAATGGGCCGTACCCCTCGTTATCCGTGCAGTAGCCTTGAGCGCGTTCCCAATTGGCGCAGCATTGTGCAGACGGAACCGGCAGTTCGCGCAATCCTCCGCACTCGCTGCATACGTCGTCATATCCCGTGCCACGTCCAGAGAAGCCGCTTCCGCCGCATCTCTGGCAGACCACCGTTTCCGATGTCCGCTGCTCGGTCATAGCGCTACAGCCCGTTTAAGACTGCTTCGGGGTGATCGGTCCCGACTGTCGCGTGCGCCGTCGCGAGGTGCAGTCCCAGCACCACGGGAGTCTTTGATAAATACGCACCAATGAGTGAACTTACCGCTGCGGTGCCCGAATAGGGGGCGAATAGGTGCCAGGTCGAGCACATCCATAATTGGTATGTCGTTCTCGGCCCACTTGAACACCAGCACGCCATACTCACAGAGCACCCGAAAGCACTCGCGGAAGCCATCCCGCAGCAGCGCTGCCCAGTCGTTTGGCAGGCTGCCGAAGCAGCCGAAGGTGATACTGCTCTCGGCCACGTCGCGGACGTGCGGAGGGTCGAATACCACCAGCCTGAAGAAACCATCCGCAAACGGCATCTTGGTAAAGTCGGCCATAATGTCAGGGGCGACCACGGTGGGCGATCTGCCGGCCGTGGCTGGCGTCCCGCGATCCCTTTCGTAGGTGGCCTGGCGCTTATCGATAAACAGCGCCCGAGGGTCCTTGCGGTCAAACCACATCATCCGGCTACCGCAGCAGGCGTCGAGCACGAACGGGAATGCCTGCTGTTCAGTAGTTCGCTGCTCAGTCATAGTCGCGCACCGCCAATATCTTGCACCGGACCAGACAGTCCTCGACGATGGCCCGCACGAATAGCTCCGTGGCCTGAACCGTCGAGTTGACATCGCCGCCCGCGTTTATCAGGTCGCCCAGCCGGTGAGCCAAGTTCTCGCCCATGGACTGGATATGCGCGGCGAGCTGCTGTTCTGCCGTCATCGTATCTTTCCCTGTTCCCATAGCCGCAGAATCGTCAGCGCACAGTAGTGGAGCATTTCTTCTGAATGCTGCCAGCAGTCCTTCTCATTTCTGCTCTGTGTGTCCATATATGTATGGCAGTCTCGACAGAGCCACGCAGCAATCGCGTCATGTCCCTTATGGCCCATGCCACCACCGTAACTAGACCGACGAGGGCCAAAATAATGACAAAGCACAGTAGTCCCATTATTAACCCCACATCGGACACAATCTTGTCCTTCGGCAGCGTCACGTAACTTGGCTACCTTGCCGTCGGGATGCTTCCAAGGTTCTTGCCCAGTCCAACGTATGGAAGGCACGCTCTCTTTTGGCACGGAGCTTCTCGTACTGGGTGACGGCGAGGAAGTGGGTGTTCCAGGCCTGCTGGGATTCGGGATCGGTCTTGGCACTAACTTCCCGATCACGGACCGTTTCCCCTTCAGCCGCCTTGAACGCAAAGGCTTCCCGTAGCTTCGCAAGGTATTCACTTTTACTCACCTGCATCTTGGCTTCGGCGATCTCATCGTCCGTCAGCGCTAGGTAACGTAAGGCATTCTCCGCCCGCTCGATGTTGGTTAGCACGGTAGTCCTCTAGCGCTCCGGTCCAAGACCGGCGGAAAGGCGCCCCGAGTTGCCACCAGACAGCCAGGTATAGCGCCTCATCCCGTACCAGAATTTGGTGCACTGCCCACACCGCCTCCAGGGATTGATCGACCGAGAGCAGCATTTCGGCGATGGCCTCATGGACTTCCTGCTCCGTCGGCGCCATCTCCTTCCCCCTGTACCGACCCTGTACCGATCGCCTCTCTACGGATGCGCCCGACAGCTTTAACGTCACGTCTGGAGGCCATCCAGTGTCCGGTGTCAGACTTCACCATCCCTTTTTCGAGCATTTGGGGGACAGACAGGCACCGTCGGCCCTCTTTGGCGCTATAGCGGTGGCGTCCGAAGGCGGAACTGGAGCGAAAGTACTCCCCACAGGCCGTACAGCGGCACCGATCGGTATAGGGGGGCGTCATGGGATCGTTGGGGATAAGGTCGATCATTTATGTTTGTCGTTTAGTTCGCTTTCGATGGTAAAGGCGATCTGGTGCAAAGCCTCCGGGTCTGAAACGATATCGGCCAGAATATGAGCGGATGCGGCCGCCACCGCAGGACGTTCCTGCCCATCGCTACGGACGTAATAAACGCGCCACCACCCAATCTGATCACGCGCTTCCATTAGAAATTAGGCTCCGCATCGTCTATGGGTCCATTCAGTCCTATGGGAGTTGTCCCGAAGTCCGGGATCGGATCGTTAAAGTCCTGGACCTTGCCGCTCCTCAGCTGCTCTCCGGCCCGATAGGCGGCTGCGACCCAGGCCCCTATCTGCTCAGGGTCGGTAATGAACTCAGCCGCTATAGCGCTCCCAACGACGTTTGAGACGAAGCGGGAGAGGTCCCCGGCATCGATGTTCCAGCCTTTGACGGTGGAAGGCTTACCGAGTGTCGCGTTGGGAGTAGGAGCTCCGTTCTGTACTTGCGGTTCCTGGGCGTGGCTCCAGCGGTTCAAGAACCAAACGGTTTTGCCGTCATCGAAGGTCTTCGAGGTCGTCTGTGCTTCGATCAGCGCCCCCACCGGCGGAGGCTCCACGTTATTACCCAGATAAAAAGCATCTTGCCACCCTGTTTTCCCATCTAAGAAGCAACGCGGTTTACCCTTCTGGGTCCGATCGCATTTAGTTACTCGGTGAATCGGCATCTCTCTCCCCTTGCGAATCGATAAATTCAAGCCATTCAGTAAACCCTTGATCGGCTTCAAGCCACCAGTGGTCCCACAAGTACCTCTCCCCACTGTCGCAGCCCGATAGGTTTTCTTCGTCCACTTCGACTCCCTCCACGCAGTCATTACAGATCGCCTGCATTCCGACCGAGCTATCCACTAAGTGAGCGTCATTCAGATCGATCACTTTCATGCATTTCCCACAGGTGACGGGATAGAAGTCCACTACTGCTCCGGCCAGTTCTTCATATCCGTGAAGTAGCTGGAATGCTGCTCTCGAGGCCAGCGTCTGCGACGGATATTCCGATGATGGAAATGGAAGCTCAGGAATATCCCGATCAGATAGGCAAGAGAGCAGGCTCCCGCAAAGGCTAGAACTACCATCGCTGCTTGCCAGACACTCATAGTCCCATCGCCTTGTGAACCATGTCGGTCACTTCAGCCATACGAGACTGGCCTTCCACGTAGCCAGCAGCGCGTCCTGCGTTGTAGCCTGCTTTCCAGGCCGCATGGAGGGCTTTCAAGACTTCTCCCGTGGTGGTATCGGCCATAGAGGTGGCGATACGTGCAACGTCCGCCCCCTGGGTATTGGTGATGCGCTCGCTCATTGCTCCTCCGTATTGAGCTTCTGCAACTCGTTAATCAGGTAATCCTGGTAAGTGAGACGATCCCGCACATGCTTGGGAAAGGCCAGATATTTATTGTGATAAACCCAGTTGGCCTCATTCGAGAACTTGCCAAAGCGCTCGTGCATCAGCTCTCTTATCAGCATGGCCTTTTCCGTTTGACTTTCCATGGGTACGTATGCTAACGTGAAGCCTAACGTGATGTCAAGCACTAAATTAAAAATGACCAAACAGGAACGGCTCTCGAGATGGAGAGCAGAGATCAGGCGGCGGGGATGGACGGTGAAGCAGGCTGCGGTGATGCTGGGGGTCAGCCTACAGGTGGGCTACAACTGGAACTGTGGACTACAGCCGATTCCTCCTGCCCGGCTTAAACAACTGGAGGAGCTCAAGTGACGCAGACAGAACAGATCCTGAATCACATGAAACGGGGACGCACCGTCTCAGCGCTGAATGCGCTTAACTTATTCGGCTGCTTACGGCTTGCAGCCCGGATACATGACCTCAAGGCGAGAGGTCACGATATCAAGCGGGATTCGGTCCAGGTCTCTCGGGGAAGACGGATTGCGGTGTATTACCTGTAGGAAGCCGCTTGCAACGTAATTACAGCGGCGCTATAAACGCTTCGGGCCCAGTGAACTTAATCACTGAGCCCGTAGGTCCGGTTAGCAGCCGGGCCGGAGCGATAGGGAGGAACTCCGGGTACGGGTATTTTGCCTGACCAACCTCCAAAGTCAAACCGGCCCGCCTACTCCGAATCTGGTGGAGGGGCACGCAGCCGTAGCGGGGGTCACCACCTTAAACAAGCCACCGTCGGCACGGGAACTCAGGGTCTGAGCTTCTCGTCCCGAAAGCTTGCTTACCCATGGGGGGTAGGGGGGCTTTTGGGAATCTAGGGTCTGTATCTCTTCGGAGGGATTTAAGGTGAAGAGGAAAGTTTATTGTAAGGCTTGTGGAATACCGATTATCTGGAAGCAGACGAAGAAGGGGAGATGGTGTCCATATAACTCAAACGGTAAGCCTCACTTTGGTCTCTGTAAGCATGAAGTTAAGAAACTAGAGAAGAATATTGAGATGGATCAAGAATATAGAGCAATTATTGGATGAGATTTAACAAACGAGATAACAATGAAGCCGAGATCGTCACTGCTTTGCAGCGAGTCGGATGTAGCGTGGCTTACGCTGAGCGACAGCCATATGACCTACTGGCAGGAAGGGCTGGACGAACCTATTTACTTGAAATTAAAGACAGAAAGGGCCGTCTGCGAGAGTCTCAGTTGGTTTTTGGGGCAAGCTGGAAAGGTCATTACAAAGTGGTCAGAAGCGTTGAAGAAGCCCTAGAGGCGGTGGGAGTGAGAGCGGAACAGATAGGTGGCCTAACCCCTGTTCCGCCCTCGGATCGACGCTAGCTTGAGGCGAATTTAATACAGACAGAATTGCTAAGCAAATCAGTCGTTATAAGACGACACTGTAGGAAGATTCTTAATGATCGAAGTAGGGATGGTGCTACCTGAGGGTTTAAGGATCTGTGGGGTCTGTCGAACTGCCAAGCACATGAGCGATTTCCATGGGTATGAGGTGGGCTCGAGGAAGGGAGCTCGGTATGAGTGTTTAACCTGTAAGCGACTGAGGCAGAACAGGGAATACGCGATCAGAAAGGGGAAAAAGGATGAGGGAGGGCTATGAAAGTCGGATTGGAATATCAAGAGCTTGAGCATGCCTTACGTCTCTGGGGGGCCTGGGAAGAAGAACATTACCTACAAGACTCATTGCCGACCCAATCCAGCCATCTGATGATCTATTGCGACCATCCTCCGGGACACAAGATCCTTTGCGCTGAGATCGAGAAAGGCCTGTGGAAGCTCAGCCGGACCATAGCTCAACTACCCCACAAGCATCGCGACATTCTTCTGGTCTGGTATGCCGTCAACATGAAGCCCACCGGGGGTTATTGGGACGCCAAAGAGAAGGCTAAGACGATCGGTATCCGACTGAATGTGCTACGAATGCGGGTGACGAGAGCTCGTCGAGTCTTACATAAGAAAATCTTCTTGACTGATGGTTATCTCAGTAGTACACAAGGCGCAGAGTGCATAACTGTCTCTGCAGCTTAAGGAAATAGCCATGCCAGGACCGAAGGAAAACAAGGCGAGTATGAAGGGAGAAGCCAAGCATCACGTCTCGCCTGCGAGTGAGACGGTCGCTGGCATCGAAGAGCACAGCCATGCCGGAGAGCAGGGCATGCATGATGGGGTGGTGTTTCGTATCCCCGATGGCCTACCGGATCATTCCTGCGTGAGAACGCCAGAGAAGAAGTAAATGGCCTGGAAATTCACCTTCGGTAACCAGCCGCGCTTCAATGGCCGGGAAAATACCAGCAGTGGTAAGCCCCAGGAGCCGATGAAGCTCGAGAGTGGCGTTAAAGACGTGGCTAAAGCCCTAGGAGCCGGAGAGCCGGGCAGGGCGCAGGGATTCCGCCCCGGAGGTCATGGACCTGGCTACGACCGCGTAGGAATGTCTACGGGCATGCAGGTCAAGATTCCCACCGTGCGGGATCAGAGCAACGTCCATCAGGGTAAGGGTGTAGACCCGGAGAATATCCTGACGGGTGGAGCGGTTAACCCACACAAGGACAGTCCGTAATGCCTAAGCCTGAGAAGGGCGAGAAGCTCGAGCATTACGTCTCGCGCTTCATGGGGGCCAAGCAGGATCAGAAGTGGCCACAAAAGCAGAGAGCCGCGATCGCGTACAGCGAATTCCGGCGCAAGAAAAAGAAATAACGTGGACTGGCGAGAAGGAAGAGGCAAAAGGATCGATCACCGGACGACCACTCTTGTCCCTGAGTCAGAGGGGATTAGAGCGCTACGCGATGCGATTATCGTTGAACCGCTTGAATGGGTTCCCTCTAAGATACTCTGGGCTGCCTACACGGGCTTCCCTCTCCGGGGCCTTGTCAAAGCTGTTGGACCCGGCACGTACCCCAAGCGGTATGACGGCCCCAAGGGACGGCGTACAAAAATGTGGGAGTCAAAAAGTTTTAGGGCCACGGAAGTTAAAGCCGGCGACATCGTGGAGCTCGGAGGGCTTGAGCTGGGCGGATACATTGGGTTTACCACGTTCCTCTGGGGCTCCAAAGAGCATCTCATCTGCCGCGAAGAAGACATCGTCGGGATCGTGAATGATTGAGCATCGTTGTATGAAACCTGCTGGTGTGGATGCTTTCGTGGCCCCTGTCGATTACATGGGTTTATCGAACAAGGAATTTGCAGAGCGATTCTTGGAGCCCATGCTCGTGGCCTTGAAGCGATACAGCGGGGTTGATGCTGCATCCGATGTGCACGATCTGCATCTGAGAATTACCGTGCGAGAAGTCAGCCCCCTAGAAGCGGCTCTCTTAAGCGAACCACTCGATGACGATTGAGCACAAGGCCTATGCGATTGTCGTCTCAGGCTTCGACTTTGGATTACTCAACGCACGTAATCAATTGATCAGTAAAGTGATTAACCCAGCCCTTGATACCTTACTCACCGAGCCGATCTGGGATCACATCAAGGGCTCAGAGACGCAATACAGTCTCACGCTGCACCTGAAGGCCGAATGGGAATCGCCTGTTCCGGAGGTCCAGTGAAACGAGGTAGACCCCCCTTAGAGCCTCGCATCACAGAACTCGAGAAACGAGTCGAGACCTTGCTGCACATGCTCGAAGAAGTGAAAAGCATGTTGGAGCGTCAGAAGCCCAAGGAATACGAACCCCGCTTCGATCACTGGCCCTCATTACGCTAATGGAACTCAATTACCAGCTGATCAGCCAACTCTCAGAGCTTGGAGTACGCAAGATCACTCTGAGTCCTGATGCTGCAGAGCAGCTATTCAAGCGCATCAAGGGCCTCTATGTCCCAGGGAATTACCAGCCCGAAGCTGATCAATTCGACATGGGCATGATGGCTGGTATAGAGCTTTATCGAGAGCCCCATGGCCGCTAAGTACAGACGCTGGACACCGGAAGTCGTCAGGAGTCGCATCAAAACCTCATTGCTCGTAAAAGCCCTTCAAGATCATGCAGTTAACGGTAAGGACATGGCACAGAGCCAAATAACTGCAGCCTTAGGCCTATTACGCAAGGTAATGCCTGATCTGACAGCTACGACACTGAGTGCCACCATTCAAGACACTAATGAGCTCAGCACAGCAGAAATCGTTAGAAGAATTAGCGCTCTTGAAGGAGCTGTTGGCCAGGCGGGAAGCCAGCCAGAGTCTTCAGAAGTACATTGAGTATCTAGCGATATGCCCAAAGCCCTCGAGACATCACGAGCTACTGATCCAGAAGCTGGAGTTGATTGTCTCAGGGGAGATTAAGCGGCTCATGGTCTGGATGCCACCTGGATCTGCCAAGTCTACTTACGCGAGCATCCTGTTCCCACCGTACTACATGGGAAGATTCCCGCAGACGAGCTTACTCGGCGTATCCAATACCACCGAGTTGGCAGAACGCTTCTCGAGACGAGCCCGGAACATCGTAGCGAGCCCAAGGTTTAGGAACATCTTCGGATTCGGATGCAATGAAGACAACAAAGCCGCGGGTAGCTGGGAGAATGAGAAAGGGGGAGAGTTCTTTGCAGCGGGAATTGGATCGGCTATTGCTGGCCGCCGCGCAGGCTTGGGCCTCATCGACGATCCTGTTAAGTCCAGGGAAGAAGCCGATTCTGAGAGAGTTCGAGAGAAGCACTGGGATTGGTATCTCAATGACTTCCTCACGAGGCTGCTTCCTAGCGCTCCGCAGATCATTATCCAGACTCGATGGCACGAAGACGACTTATCCGGACGCATCTTAGAGAGGGAAGCTCATCGGTGGGCGGTATTGAAGCTCCCGATGGAAGCACAGACGAACGATCCCCTTGGCCGTCAACCGGGAGATAGGCTCTGGCCCGAATGGTTTACCGATGAACAGGTCCAGACGGCCAAGTTGGACGCAAGAGCATGGAACGCCCTATATCAACAAGATCCGAGTCCTGAAGATGGCGAATACTTCAAACGAGAATGGTTCAACACCTACGATAGACCCCCAGCCGGAATGCACATCTATGGCGCATCCGACTACGCCGTCTCAGACGGCATGGGTGATTATAGCGAGCACGGGATATTTGGACTCGACTGGAACGGAGACTTGTACCTCCTCGACTGGTGGAGAGGACAAACCACCGCCGACGTCTGGATCGAACGACAGTGCGACTTGATTGCTACCTATTCACCCTTGATCTGGTTTGGCGAAAAAGGGGTGATCCGAAACTCCATCGAGCCCCAGCTCAAGCGTCGCATGCAGGAGCGGGAGACGCGTTGCCGGCTCGAATGGCTACCCTCGGTTACGGACAAGTCCGTGCGTGCGCGCCCGTTCCAGTCTCGCGCTGCCATGGGCAATGTCTATATCCCGAAAGCTGCCTCCTGGCTCTCGGATCTGATGGGTCAGCTGATGAAGTTTCCCGTGGGCAAGTACGACGATGGGGTGGACGTCTGTTCACTGATCGGGAGGGGACTCGAGCATGCCAGGCCACCTCAGATGCAAGCCAAGAAGACGGAAGAGACCGTGTATATGCCTGCCCCGCGACCTGATGGTCTAGGCTGGATGGGATAAGTGCCGACGCTACCGCTGCACGCAGATACCTACCAAGACGCACAAACCGACTCAGACATCTTTGCCGAATGCTCCGCCCGCTTGCGTATTGCCCAGCAGGCCGAAGGGGAGAACAGAAACAATGCCATCCTTGCCCTCGAGTTCGAAGACGGACAGCAATGGCCAGACGACCTTTACAATCTCAGAAAGATTAACCGTCGACCCACACTCACAATTAATCACACTCGAACGATGGTTAGGCGCGTGGTTAACAACATGCGCCAGCAAAGGCCTCGTATCAAGGTACATCCTGTTGGATCAGGTGCAGACGTTGATCTCGCAGATAAGGTCGGTGGACTCATTCGACATATCGAAACCCGATCTGATGGCGCTATCGCATACGACGTCGGAGGAGAGTCCGCAGTCAAGATCGGTTGGGGATACTGGCGAATCCTCTCCGAGTACGTAGACGAAAAGAGCTTCGAACAGGAACTGAAGCTCTTACCGATTCGGAATACCTTCACCGTCTATATCGATCCCGCGGCCCAGATGCCTGCCGGGGAGGATATGGATTGGTGCATCATCTCGGAGATGATGAAGCGCTCAGAGTATGAGCGTAAGTACCCGAAAGAGAACGAGACTGAATGGCGCGAGGGGGCTGCGGGAGATGAGTTCAAAGATTGGGAAACGGAAGAACAGATACGCCTTGCTGAGTACTTCCGGATCGCCAAGGTTAGAGACACGCTGGTCAAGCTTACTGACGGACGAACGGTATACGGAAGCGAGTTTGACAAGGGAGCTTTTGCGACTGCAGGCATTAGTATCGCTAGAAACCTCGAAGGCAAAGAGATCCGGCGACCCACCGAGCGGCGACAGCTCCAGTGGTTCCGAATCAACGGAACAACCGTAGTTCAGAAGGTCGATCTCCCCGGGCACTGGATACCGGTCATCCGCTGTGAGGGCAATACCTTAGATCTCAACGGCCAGGTGCGCAGGAAAGGCATGGTCGCCGACATGATGGACACCGCGCGGATGTACAACTACTGGCGCACGTGTGAGACCGAGATGATCGCGCTTGCTCCCAGAGCGCCCTTCATCACGGCAGAGGGACAGACCGATGGGCACCCGGAGTGGCGTGATGCGAATCAAAAGCCTTATAGCACGCTTACTTACAAGCCTACGTGGATTGAGCAGCCGGACGGATCGAAGGTCCCGTTACCCCCGCCTCTTCGGCAGGAACCTGTGGCCATTCCCGCAGGATTCGTCAATGCCGCAGAGAGCGCCGCAAAAGACCTCATGGCCCTCGCCGGAATGCCACACGAGCCGGGTGTGGACAAGCCAGGAGAGGTTATTTCTGGAAAAGCTCTTGAACGAAGGCAAGCTCTCTCAGACATCGGTCACTTTCAGTACTACGACAACCAGACACGAGCCATTGCCCACACCGGAAGAATACTGCTCGACCTCATACCCCACTACTACCGAGAGCCTGGACGAATACAGCGAATCGTTAACCCCGACGGAACCCCCGAGGTCCTTACACTGAATCAGATGGACCCCAATTCCTCGGAGAACAAGATCCTCAATGACATGACCGTAGGTAGATACGATGTGGTTATGGATACGGGACCGGGGTATGAGACCAAGCGCCTAGAGGGTGCGGAGGCGATGATTGATCTACTCAAAACACCTCTTGGGGAGCCTGTTGCTAAAGTCGGCGCAGATCTTGTTGTTAGGAACATGGACTTTGCTGGCGCTAGCGATCTTGCCGATCGTCTTGCTCCTCTTACTCCCCAGGGTCTGCAGCAGACCATTCAACAGCTTCCGAAACAGGCTCAAGGCATAGTCACGGCGATGCAGCAGCAATTGCAGCAAGCGCAGCAGGTGATCCAGGGCTTACAGCTTGAATTGAAGTACAAAATGGGCGTCATACAGACGCAGGAACAGGCAGAGACACAGAGGCATTTGTTGACCGAGGAGACCAAGCGAGCGGATGTGCTGACCAAGGCTCAAACGGCCAAGGAAGACACGCACGTGAAGGCTCAGGCAAGTATCGCAGTGGCCGAGATTGGCGCGGCAGGCAAGCTTCTAGATACCCATTTAGCTGGCAAATACGACAAAGAGGCCAAAGAGGCCGATTTGCTCATTGCCAAAGCCACTAAGCCCAAATCAGGAGATTGACACATGGCCAATCCAGGCCCAGCAATTGCCGGTATTCCCAATACCGAGCTGTTCGTATCCACCGGCCCACTGCAGCGCGTAGTGTGGCCCGTCCAAGCCTCCACGGTGACCTTTGCCGCCGTGAACGGCGATGTCCTGTTGAACTATTTCCCCTGCAACTACCCCATCACGGCAACCCGTATGGACGCGCTGATCAACGTGATTGCAGCCTCCGCTGCCACCACGGCCACAGCCGCTATTGCCATCACGGCCAATGCGGGTATTTACAGCTCCTATCTGTCGACCAATACGGCCGGTAGCACCACGGCTGCGAGCCTACTGTCCTGGGGATCGACCCAGACGACCTACAGCTACGCATCCAACAGTGCCGGCGTCACGATGCTGGTCACGGCGGGTCTTCGACCCGTATCGGTCCCGATCAACATCAACATGCAGCCGGGCGAGTACTACGTTGCATTCAACATGTCGACCAGCCAATCGAGCGTGGGACTGTCCACGACCGCCTTGGGTTTCTCGATGTCGCATGAGTGCGGACTCGGGCTCTCAGCCACAAACTACGTGGATAACTTCACCCAGGTCACAGGCAGCACCCAGGGATTGAATCAATTCCAGGGCGTCTACACCACGACCACGGGTGCATTACCCTTGACGATCGCCAATACGCAGGTCGCTCAGACCGGTATTTCGGGCGGTATCGCGGGTAACTACGCCTTCGTGCTTCGCAATTACTAAGTGAAGAAGCGGCGTTCCGGTAGCTGGTACCCAACGCCGCAACTTAGGTTCGTGGAACGCGAGAACATCACCATGAGTGAGCGCCGGACGTGGCTCGCTTTACAGCAGTTCTGGCGTCGTGAGGGTTATGAGGGTGGTGAGTGGCGGGATGTCCCCCTGGTGAGAAATGAATGAGCTCAAAGGGCCCTCGGCGGCCCACTCGGACAACTTAAACCCCTGGGACTGGAAGCGTGAACGGGCGCCTCGAGCACGTAACACGGCTCCGGCGGCCTCTCAGACCTCGGTGAGCTTCGAACGCCTGGACGCCCTGCATAACCGTTATGCCGGTGCTCCAGCGGTTGCGGGAGAACTCGCCCCTCAGACAGAGACCCAGGCCCTAGCGAGCGCTGATTTGTCCCTGACACCTGCAGCCCAGGAGAGGATCAATCTCCAGGAGAGTGCAGAGGTCAAGGCCAATGCAGCGCTCGATCTAGGACCGCAGGCGCAGTTACGGGACGCCTTTAAAGTCCCGGTGGCTCCGACCCTGTCCAATGAGGCGAAGTTGGCTCCGAGTGCCTCCAAGGAGCTCCTGGAGGGCTATAAGGAGCGCTTCTTCCTGAAGCAAGACGGATACGATGATCCGTGACGTTTCCTAATGCCGGACCTGCCACACAGAGCACGGGCAATGTGGCCGGCGGTCCTTACGTTGCCTGGTCCGGGACGAACGTTGGGGCAGTTATCGGTCCCGCGGGTACGCTGGTCCCCCTCGGCGGAGGTAATGGGGTTGCTCTCTATGATGGGGCGGCGTCGATCACCTCGGGAACCGCACAGTTCTCGAATGCGAATGGCGTTAGCTTTGGCATCAATGGCCAGACCATCACCGCATCAGCCGCAGGAGGGGGAGTTGTCCTCAATGCCGGGGCCAACAGCATCTCATCCGGGACAGCGGTCTTCTCCAACGCCAATGGCGTTAGTTTCGGTTTCAACGGGCAAACGGTCACCGCCTCGGTAGCACCGGCAGGAGGGGCACAGACAGGGATCTCGAGCATTGCAGACAGCGCCCACACCCAGACGGTGGGCATGCTGAGCTTTGCCAACAGCAACGGATTGACCTTTGGACTGTCAACAGGCGCGAACACAGCGACCCTGACAGCATCCTATACGGTACCGGTGGTACCGAACTCGTATGTCAGCAACGTCAATGGCTCCTCGGGGGCCTTGAGTTTTGCCACGGGTTCGTCCTTGAGTTCGTCCTCGAACGGCTCGACGATCACTTTTGGGCTGGCGAGTAACATCACCACCGCGCTTCAGAGTGCCGGGGCGTATCTGACCACCGCCGCCCAGTCTTCAGCCTCGAATGTCTCGGCGGTCTATGCGGCGACCAATAACACGGGTGGTGGAACGGCGACGCTCTCGGGTGGAGTGAGTTTCAGCAACGCCAACGGGCTGACCTTCTACACTTCCGCCGGTAATGCGGTAGCGGGTTCTTATACCGTCCCTGCCACGGCGGGTCTGATCAGCGCGGTCAACTTCTCTGCGGGGACGACCTCAGGGAATCTCTCAGCCGTCACGTTCAGTAACTCCAACGGGGTGTCCTTCGGACTGAATGCGGGGACCATTACCGCCTCAGTCAATGCCGGAGGGGGCGGTGGGGCTGCGATCTCGATCGGGGGCAACAGCACCTCGGCGGGGGCCGGCTACTCGAACATCACGAGTGGTACGGCGATCCTTCTGGGTGGCAATAACATCACCCTCTCGCAGAACGGGGCCTCGATCACGATATCCGGTGCGAATGCCGGTGGGGCTCAGACCGGGATCAGTGGGCTGGCGAACTCCCAGACCACCTTTACGTCAGGCACGGTCTACCTGAGCGAAGGCGGAGGGGCGATCTCGATCGGTTCCACGGTCAACGGGGCGAGCCAGAGCTATACGTTCTCAGTGCCTCAGACCTCGAGCTTGGTCGGTACCAATGGCCTGAGCGTCTCAAGTAACGGCTCCACGATCAGCGTCCAGCAGATCCCGCTCTCGGTGTACGAACCGCACATGAGGGGTCAGGTCACGACCCAGACGCTGGCGAATGGAACCTGGTACTTCCAGCCGGTGTACATGTCGGTCCCGGTTTCGGCGTACCAGATGATCATGCTGCAGTCGATGTCCTCCCAGTCGGCGACGACCTGGAGCATTACGGCATCGGTCAGTGGTGGGGCCGGCTCGAGTGCGACCGGATCGTACGGAGTTTCGGGGACAGCGGCGATGTTTTCGCGTCAGTCCACGGGGACCGATGCACACAGCACGAACATTATCAGTGTCTATTCCAATACGACCAGTTACAGCTTCGGCTGGAGTCAGTCGGTCGCCTGGAATACAAACGTCAGTAGTGCGACGGCCTCAGTATCGACCCAGCTGGCGGTTGGGTATCTGGCGAATATCGACTCTGTCGGCGGGATCACGACGAGTTCCAATACGAGCTCGGGGAGCACGACATGGTCCAGCACCGGAACGGGTGCTACGACCTTTGCAACGACCTTCGCCAACAGCTTCTTCTCAGGGAATCTCTCGGGGGTGAGACCGAACTTCATCCCCTGGAATACCTCATTCCAGCCCAATGAATACTGGGT